CTCAATACCGTAAGCAGAAACAGTTGGTTCCTTGTTATCCAACCCACCCATGTCCTCCTGTTCAACAATGAATTCCTCAGCCCGCCACAACGACCCTGAAGTTGATGGCTTAAACCTACCGTAGTCAATCGCCAAACACGCTTCCGCCTTAATAGCCAAACCTTTGTCAATTAGCACAGGGTCAGGGTCAAGTGGGAACTGTCTTTCAAGGGTTTCACGGATACGACGGCTGTACATTTTGGCTAGAGACTGTGAAACCGAGCCGATCATCACACGAATCTTGCGGTTCTTTACTATCTGCCACACAGCAATATCGTGAAACAGGGTGGACTTACCTGCACCTGGGGGACAGTTCAAAACCACAAACTGTTTATCGTTAGACAACAAATAGTCTTCGATCTTGTATGCGGCATCAACCTGCCACGGGCTAGGGATACGGCCCAAATATCTGCGTCTGAAATAGTCGAAGTCCACAAGCCCACGCTGTGCTTCCTCACTTAAACGGTCATATGGGATAACAGGTGGAAGATCAGAAACATCCATCACCTTCGCCCAAGCATCAGCCTGAACACCACCCACCTTCTTACGGGCAGTCCCCTGCTCCAACTTCCCAACCTCTATCTCAGCTTTAGCAATCTTCTTTTTTGCATCCCACTTCTGGGCAGTGTTGTAATGAACACCAGCAATCTTGGCTGCATCCTTAATAGACATCCCAGACGCACGCGCCTGCCAAAAACGTGCCACATCCTGTGGTGGAACTTGTCGTCGCCCGCTACGCCCCGCTGTCATTGTTCTGATAATCTACCACCGTTGGTGGGTGTGCCGTAGAACAACAGACATTTCGTGTGCTGGATGGTTCCGGACCTCCTACACACCCATCAACACTTACTCTGATATATCAAAAGAATATATTTGCATGGAACAATCTGACACAAATCGTCATGTATTATCAACACCAATAGTTTTCTAAGAAGGACAGCAGGCCGTACGTCAGAGGTCGTAAACCTCAGGCTGCATAAGAGCAATCTTGTGTCAGTCGTACTACTGTGGGTTGGACAAGTAGATCACAAAGACGGTTTGTGACAACACCCTATCCAGCTGTCTTTCTTAGAGAACTATCCAATCGGTAAGTATCAAGGCTGTACCACGTTTGCAGGTGGCGGGGCATAAACAGGGGAACCTGGGTCGATGAACTATTTACTAGTTCAAGCAGCGTGATGAACGACATATCATCAACCAAAGGTGTCGGCTAAAAGAAACTGGCTACGGCGACCTGCTCTCTGAGCGAACCGTGGGGGGAGCAACAAACATTCTTTGGTTCACAGGAATTCGACATACACACACGTATGTGAATATCCCCAACCACCCCAAAGGTCAAACCCACCTCCCAAGGTGGAGTCAAGCAGCCACACACCCCACCACTCAGAGTGGTCACAAAACCACACATCGACAGAAAGCATTACATACATCCATACCCCAGGCTGCCTCGGCATACCCCCATGCGCTGATTCGAACATATGTTTGGCTGCCTGGCTTTGTGTCAAGCTAAACGCTGAGAGTGAGAACGCTAAGAGTGAACATACCCCCACACACAGTACCCAAAAAACTATGCCGGTTACTCATGGGTAACTTACCTGGCAGTAACTAAGTGAATGTCTCGCCTATCTCGTTTAGTGATAACCGGTTATCTGTTTTGGTGATGGGCTGCCCGTGTTGGTGAGTGTCAAAAAATTCTTTTGACATTGGCTTGACATTGGCTTGATGTGTCCTTATAATTGGTTCATCGTTCTAAATGGTTAGTTCGATCCCGTAGTGGTACGGGACTATTTATTAAGGGGTAATTGTGTATATGGATTTATTCACTAATTCGGAGGAGAGTAGGCGGGCTAGTGACCTTGCCAAGTTGACGGGCTGCCCGTGGGAATTAGAACATACGGGCGGAGGCTGTACTGCTTTAGTTCTTCATATGGGTGCTAATGCGGGTGACCATTATTTTATGGTGACCGTTCAAGAAGATGCTTCTGTTCCTATGGCGGGCGAGCCTCACCATTTAGGAGAGTACGTTAACGATGTAGACGTGAACCATTGGTACTTTGCGAATCGTCGTTCTATGGTGGCTTTTCTTCGTTCGTGGAAAAAATTTCAAGCGGAGGAGGGCATCTAATGTCGACCGAATCAGTGTTTACATGGCGGACACGTCAAGAAATAGAAATTTGCGAAGATTGTTTATTTATGTCGGCTAACGGTAGCCCAAATTATGAGGGCTATTCCGAGAGTGGTCACGCTGAACGGTACGCCGAAGCGTTAGAAACATTCGGGGATGAACCTTGTTCCATTAGTGAGGAATCTTCTTTTTCGTGGAATCCTTGCGAATTTTGCGGGGACACTTTAGGAGGATCAAGGGTCACAGCCTCAGTGATGCAATTACACAAAGAAGAACTAGCGGAGGGCATCCAATGAACGAATTTGGTTTATCGTGGCTTGATTCGAACCCGTTCATATTGTCTCTGTGGCGTTTACGGGAGGAGGGACACGCCATTTATGCGGGCGAACGATGCCAGGTTTCTGTGAATCCGGATTTATGCCCGTCGTGCCAATTGTTGGCAGAACATATCAGCTGAGTGTTTCGGCTGCCCGTGTCCCGCTTTAGGCGGGCGTTAGCGTCATGGCTTTACACGGGACGACAAAGAAACTAAATTCTAGTCACGGGAGCGGAGGCGTTCCCGTTCAACAATATCGAAACGGGGTTAAATGGTTACAGCAGTAGCAGTGTCGAAAAGGGTTCCGAATTTGTCGGTAGCCCTTGAGAATTCCGCTTACAATTTGGAGCGGGCTTTAACGGTTACCGATTCGGTGGCGTTACGTGTTGCCCGTACAGAGTGGGCAGCATATCGCCAGGTTCGTGGCTTTAAGTATTCAGCACCGAAACTACTCACCTATCCGGACGGGCAAGCCAAACTAAATAAATCGGAGGCGTTCACCGTTGGGCTAACTCTTCAACACGCCGACAAAGCAGGCGTGGAATTGTGCCCATGGCGGGGAGAGTGTGCCTCTATTTGTGTCCTTGATAACGGGAACGGGCGTTACCCAATGACCCAAAAGGCGAGAGACGTTAAAACAAAATTCCTTTTTGATCACCCGCAAGCGTTTATGGTTCTATTGGGCCAAGAATTACGGGAACTATCCGCAAAACATGAACGGGTTCTAGTTCGGTTAAATATGAATTCGGATTTACGGTTCTATAAAATTTTGCCCGCATTGGTTAACGGTGAACTATTCCCAAATTTGTTTTTTTACGACTACACAAAGAACCCCGCAATTCTTTCGACTAATGGAATGGTGGCAAATAACTATCGCCTGGTTTATTCCGTTAACGAATCTTCAAATATGGTTAAGGTTCGGGAATTTGTCGCCAATGGGGGAACGGCTGCCATCGTGACTAGTCGAACTAAAAAGGAAGCACCGCCCGCCTCATTCATGGGTTTACCTGTAGTCGATGGGGACATTACAGATAACCGCTACGACGAACACGGTGCATGGGTCGACCTATCGGCTAAGGGTAAAGCTAGGTTCTTAATCGGTAAATCCGGATTCGTTCGGACAATATAGGAGGGGATGCAATGTTAAAAGAATTTCTACAAATAGGAGCGGGAGCGTTAATTCTTTGCTCTCCTATGTGGGCGGTGTGGCTTTTGGTTCGATGGATTGACCGTCGACCAACGGCAGCTGAACGGTTCGCCCGTAATCATGCGAATGTTCTACGGCAACGGGAACGAATCAACAAACATTTACTAAAAAAATAACCGACTCTAGGAGGGGTCGACATTATGAATATAGAATATGGAATCGGTATTAGTTTTTTATCAGATAGAGAACTAACCCAGGACGAACTAGATCACTTGATTAACGCCGTGGCGGTGCAAATTGAAGAGCCTGCAGGGCTTAACGGAGATAAACGAGCCACATTTACCGTGTCCGGTTTAGCCGTGGATGCATGGCATACGGTGACGGCATGATCCACGTTATGACCTACGAACAACTACGGGCAGCCCTTTTGGCTTACCTTTTCGACCTTGACACATACGACGACGGAGGGAATCAATGAACTACAAAACACTATCGGAATGGCTTTTAGAGTCAGATCAAAAGCTGATTAACCGCCATCGAGACGGCAACGTTATAGGGATACCAGGTTCTACATATTGGGCAAAGATGGAAACACTACGAGACTACCTAAAGGAAAGGAATTTAATCTGATGACATACGATGAATGGGCTGCCATCGGTCACGCTAACGCCTGGTTAGGTGTACGCCGTAACCACTCAGCGACATCGGGAGCGGGTGCTAAAGCAATTACGGTTAGATCCGGATCGCAACGTGCCAAACTATTAACCGCCTACTACGTCCACGACGATTTAACCGATGAGGAGGCAGGCAGGGCAAGCGGGCTATCAACGATGCCTAAATGCTGCTATTGGAAAAGGTGCAGCGAACTACGGCAAGCTGGCTTTATCGCCCCTGTAGGGGACACTCGGGTGTCCACAGCGGGAGTCGAGCAACAAGTGTGCGCGATTACTGATGCAGGCATACAGGTATTAGCGGGCATCGTATGAGATGGGTAAGAAATAAATACCGTCGTATGCGGCTCATCTCATTACAAGAACTATTTGCTAAACCTGTATCGCCGTCCAGGTTCGTTATTAAACGCGATGATGGAATGCTGTGGGCAGGACCGTACCGTTGGCAAGGTGTCACGTTCACTAACGTTCCTGAATATATTTACTATTTCGCTAACGCACAGTCTGCTCATGCAGCTATCGTTGGGTGCGGGTTAGATCAGTCAGGGCATATAACTAGCAAGGGTTCTGTTGAAGTAGTAAAGGTTCGTTAGAGGTAAGGCAACAACTAAACGCTTGCGGGATACCTACCCGTGACCGTGTTGCCGCCATCGGGATCGCCTCCCCGCTCTACCCCGACGGGTTGAGGCGGTCCCTTTTATTTTATTTTCACCATCGGAAGCGGTTTATGCTTGTTACTGCACGTTGGCGGTTCTACTATCGGAAGGTGGGTAATCATTCGCTGTTGGCAGCGTGGGCATGACCAATGTTCACCCTTCGGCATATTCGACCTTTGCTATGTGTGAAGCAACCCATTTTGCGACCGGTGAGGCAACACCGTTACCGCATTGTTTATATCGGTGGGTGTCAGCTTGCTCTGTGCCATCAGCCTTAAACCTGGTGTGGTCATCGGGCCAGCCCATTAACCGTTCACATTCCAATGGTGTGAGTCGACGTACTGCCATTGGTTGAGCGATAAACATTTGGGCGTGATGTGATTGTGGTGATGGGCGCAACGCTGACAGAGCATTGGCATGATCCAACTCGGTCGCACTAAAGGTGTTGGCTTTAGCATCCTCACGAACCGAATACGCCACGGATTGTGCGCCAGTTTGATCCAACGTGTATGACGGTTGCCCTTCGGCAGCGACGCCAAAACCGTTTTGATGTTTCTCGATCTCTCGACCATCCTGTATCGGTATAGCAATCATTGGGGTATTGCCCCCACCTGTTCCCATCTTTGCTGACAGGGTTTGTGTGACACCATCGCTGGCGATCCTTGCACCGTCACGATAGGAGTTCTCGAATAGAACTGGCTCCACTATTGCTGTTGTTGCCCGAGTATCACCAACATCAAAAGAGTTGAGCGTAGGATTTACTTCACCTTCTACCCAGGTTTCATCATCGTCGACAGATTGCGCTCGGCGCGACTTCACGTATGGTTCGACCACGCATTTGTTTTCAGCAACATATTGGTTCCCAACACCTTTATAATCTCGAGCTGCCAAGGAACCAACAACCTCTTGCTTCTCTACGACCATGTTGTAATACTCTGAACCGCTTGGACCGGCAGAACCTTTATGCCATTTAGATGTCACAGAGGTTCGAAGTATGTCTCCGTCTTCTGTTGTTCCTGCTGCCCATTGACCATCGCTTGTAAAGCTTTCTGCAACCTGGTTGGCAGGTTCTTTCCTCTTTTGTTTGCCCTTCTTAG